GAGAGAACAAGCACCTTCAAGAGCTGATCATAAGAAAATGAGAGACTTTACATATCATCATGTACAAAATACAGAAAAAGATCACCCAACTATTAAGAGAATGTTTATTAAAAAGTTTGGTGCTCATAATGTTAAACATTTTGATAGACACGTAAGTGCTTTAGTTGATCAATATGATCCAGAAGCTAAAAAGATGGTAAAATAATGAAAGGATATGCTGAGTTTATAGAACAACAAAATGAAATTGCTATAAGAAGAAAACTCAAATTATCCAAAGCTAAGTCTGAAAGAAAAGGAAGAAACTCTAAAGTTGGTTATCAACAAGGAAACAAAGTTCTTTCTGGAGAGTATAAAGGGTTAACTCAGAAGAATGGTCAGACATATGCAAAGGTTTCAGAACCTGGTACAGGTACTATGTCAACAGTACCAATATCAGACATTCGTACAGTGAATGATTAAATAATAGTTGACTTTAACATTTGAAAGGTATATTATGAACTATATGGCAAAGACTCATTTCTGTCACATATCACCAATAAATTATCTACATCTTACTAAAGGTAGAGAAGTACATTTAACTTTAGCTCACCTTGTAGATAATCCACAATACACAAATTTTTACTTGGAAGAAAAGAAAAATGGATCCACTATTATAATGGATAATAGTGCTTTTGAATTTACACAAGAAGGTAAAGGATATCTTTCTGGTGATGAGATAGTTCATTATGCTAGAAGAATAAATGCTGATTATGCTGTAATGACAGATTATCCTGGAGAGTCTTCTCAGAAGACTATTGAGGCAGCTAAAGAGCAAGCTCCTATATTCAAAGAAGCTGGTATAAAAACTTTCTTTGTACCACAAGGAAAGAAACAGGACAAAGAAGATTATATTGAATGTTTTAGATGGGCTACTGAGAATCCTGATCTTGTAGATTATATTGGCTTCAGTATACTTGCTGTACCTAATGCATATGGTATAGAACCATTTGGACATGAGCCTTCATTACATAGATTTACTTCAAGATTACATATGATGTATCAGTTAGCGGAAGCTGGATTGTTAGGAACTATTTCTCAAAATAAACAGAAGTTACATTTCTTAGGAATGGTAGATGGTCCTAATGAGATACAATTTATGTCACCTTTCAAAAGATATATTGATACTTGGGATAGTAGTAGTGCTATATGGCATGGATTGAATGGCTATGGTTATGATGATACTCCTGGTGGATTACTTCATGGAAAATTTCATATGCCTGTTGACTTTAATCACGAACCAGAGCATGATAAAGAAGATAATGATTTTTTTATTAATCTAGCTAAAGAGAATATGGGATATATTGATAAGTTAGTATATGCATATCTCTGGGGACTAGAAGCGAAACAAGGAGTGGAAGATAAAATAAGTGAAGTCGCCTAATTTTAAATACAATGAAGATAACTTACTAGACGATACTTTTGAGTATATCAAGGGTACATATGGTCAACATTATGTCGGTAAGAAAGAGATTCAAACATTAGATGTTTGGGAATCTATGGGTATAGCAGAAGAGATGTGCTTAGGTACTATCGTTAAGTATGCTATGAGATATGGAAAGAAAGATGGTAAGAATAAAAAAGACTTACTAAAGATTATACATTATGCTATTCTAGCATTACATTATGGAGGACACGGTGAAACATATACTGAGCAAAACGAATGACTGTGAACTGACTGGAGTCCAGCATGGTGATAGTCAACCTAATGCAGTCGATCTAAGAGTAAAGAAGATCTTCGAAATCAATAAGAAGAGTCCTTTTATTATATCTGAAGAAGGTAAAACACATAGAGGATCTACAGAAGTACAACCTGACGAAGAAGGATGGTTTAATCTTGAAAGAGGTACTTATGAGATCATTATGGAAAATATAGTTAGTGTAGAAGAAGGATATGCTGGTTTTGTAATCACAAGATCAACATTAAACAGAAACGGATTATTTATTACAAGCGGACTATATGATAGTGGTTATCACGGAGTGATGGCTGGCTGTTTACATGTAAGAGTTGGTCCAGCTAAAATAAAAAAAGGAACTAGAGTTGGACAGTTTTTATTGTTTGAAGCAGAGACTTTATCAATGTATGACGGCAGCTATGGTATAGGTAAACAACATGATAACAAATATGGAGAAATAAGTGGAAGTTAGTATAGACATAAACGAATTGAAGAAAAGAAAAATCTTTGTAGCTAGTCCTATGTATGGTGGAATGTGTGGTGGTCAATATTGTAAGTCCACTGCTGATCTATCTGCACTTGGAACAAGATATGGTTTGGAGATATCTTTCTTTTATTTGTTCAACGAAAGTTTAATTACAAGAGCAAGAAATTATCTTGCAGATGAGTTTTTAAGATCAAAGGCAACACATCTAATGTTTATTGATAGTGATATTGGTTTTGATCCACAAGACGTTTTAGCATTAGCTGCAATAGCTGAACCTGGATCAGATAAAGATATAGTATGTGGTCCTTATCCTAAGAAAACTATATCTTGGGAAAAGATTAAGAGAGCTGTTGATAGAGGTTTTGCTGATGAGAACCCTAACAAGTTAGAAAAGTATGTAGGTGATTATGTATTCAATCCTGTTGAAGGTGTAACTGAGATTAAGGTAAACGAACCAGCAGAAGTGTTAGAAGGTGGTACAGGTTTTATGATGATACAAAGATCTGCATTTGAAAAGTATGCAAAAGCATATCCTGAATTAATGTATAAACCTGATCACATTAGAACTGCAAACTTTGATGGAACTAGAGAGATTATGTGTTTCTTTGATGCACTAATTGATCCTAAATCTAAAAGATATCTTTCTGAAGATTATATGTTCTGTCAGTGGGCAAGAAAGATTGGATTGAAGATCTGGATGTGTCCTTGGATGAGACTAACACACCAAGGTGCATATATGTTTGGAGGAAGTTTAATGGACTTAGCACAGATTGGTGCTGCCGCTACAGCTGATCCAGGTCAAATTGGAGGTAACAAAAAGGAGACCTTCAAGAAATAAATTATTGGAGTTATTATGAAATTAAGTGATAAGACTATTAAGGTTCTAAAGAATTTTAGTAGCATAAACCAGTCAATGTTATTCAGGACTGGTTCAATTATAAGAACAAAGAGTACTACAGATACTATAGCTGCTCAAGCTGTTGTTGAAGAAATGTTTCCATTTGAGTTTGGAATATATGACTTGAACCAATTCTTGAGTGTTACAAGTTTATTTGAAGACCCAGAGTTTGACTTTCAAGAAAACCATGTGACAATTAGTAGTGGTGATAGTTCTAGTAACTATTACTATACAGATAAAGATATGATTGTTGCACCTAAAGATATTACACCAGAGTTTCAGAAAGCGTTAGGTTTTAATCTAACTGAAAGTGATGTAAAAAGTTTAGTACAAGCTGTTAAGAATCCTACAAGTAATAATTTTACTAGAAAAGTAGGAGAGACTATGTTGAGTACTTCTTTTAAATATGTTTTGTTAGTTGAAAATATAAAATTACTTCCACATAGTTATGATGTATCTATTATATCTGATCCAGGTATGGTAGTTGAGTTCTCAAGTAAGTACGATAAGATAAAGTATTGGGCACCTGTAGAACAAGGAAGTAAGTTCAATGAATAATTTCCTTTGGACAGAAAAGTATAGACCTAGAAATATATCTAATACAATATTACCTGATGATCTAAAATCTACCTTTGATGATTTTATTAAGAATGGTATTCCTAATTTATTATTATCTGGTGGACCTGGAGTTGGTAAAACAACTACTGCTAAAGCTATGTTAGATCAAGTTGGATCCGATTATATGGTTATCAATGGAAGTATGAATGGTGGTATTGATACATTACGAAACGATATTAAGAGTTATGCAAGTACAGTAAGTTTAAATGGTAAACGAAAGTTTGTTATCTTAGATGAAGCTGATTATCTTAATCCACAAAGTACTCAACCTGCTTTAAGAAACTTTATGGAAGAGTATAGTAAGAACTGTGGATTTATTTTAACTGCAAACTATAAGAATAGAATTATTGAACCTTTACATAGTAGATGTAGTGTTATTGAGTTTATCTCT